AATATATAGGTTATAATTCCTATAATTACAATGTAAGTTATTTCCATTTTATTTTTCTCCTCCCATTTGCTTTTCCCACCAAGCGTGAATGTAATTATTGCCTTTTAAATCTTCTGTATAATGTTCATACGCCTCATGGGCTCTTTGGATTTCAATCTCACTTAATTTAATCCCTCGCTCTTTGTCTTTTAAAAAACGAACCAAATAGTTTTTACATTGAGATTTATCCACCTCTTTAATATCATTTCTAATTGGTTCAAACAATTTATTTATTTGTTTTTTCATAACATTCGATAAATATGCTACTGAACTTATTAAACCAACTAAAAAGGTTAAAGTAAGTGCAATCTGACCTAATGTTATATTTTCCATAATATCTTTTCCTTTCTTAATCAAATAGCATTACCTTGGTAATTTTATGTATATTAACATTTGGATAAGTCCCTACTATTGGGTTACCGTTATAAGTGACTTTAAATGTAAAACCATTTTTTACAGAGATATTTTTATTCGAAATTGTGTACAATGTATTTTTTTCATAGACAGCATTTGTTATTATTTCTGCACTTTTTAAAGATATTGTCTTACCATTAGGATTACTCACAATGGTTGAATTATAGTTATTATTATCATCTTTAAAAAAGATTAAAGCATAATTATAATTTGCTACACTCTCACTCAAAGCAATATCAAATGACGTGTTGTTTTCGTCATCAAACGCAATGGTATATGAATTATCTTTATAATCAGGAGTAAAATATAACTCATTTTCATTTAGTTCACCATTTTCCTTGGCTGTATTATATTGCTCTTCGCTTAAATAATTTATTGTTAATTTTTCTAAATTTTCTTCTTTCATATTTACCTCCTAATTAGTCTGTTGTTTTTGTATATTCTAAAACAAATGTATACACTCTAGGGGTATCATTTTGTTTAGTTGTTAAGTTATGGTTTTCTGTATCAAAATAAAAATTTTGGTCGCTTCCAATTTCTTTAATATAACGACCACTATACATAAATCTAGTTCCGGGAGCAAAATAAATATAATTGTAATTATTAATGCCTACATCAGATAAATTTAGACCTACCCATGCAGTGCCAACCGCAACATCCCAAATAACCTTTTTACTATAAATTGGCCACTTTTTTCCATTTTCATCAACCCAAACTTTATTTGTTTTTACTTCTTTTGTAAAGGACGATTCTACATTATTATTCGTTTCTCCACCATTACCAGCAACTATTTGACTACCTAATGCTATCACTATTCTTCAGCCTCCCATCTCTTTATTGTTACTGAACTGCCACCGCCAAGACTACCTCCACTACTTTTTTTAGCTTTAATAATATAATTAGTAGCCATAGATGGTTGCATATTATTATGGGGTTGGTTACCACCAACTGATGAAATTGCATAGTGGTCATTAGTTGTATTTCCAGCTTGTAATTTAGCACCATATTTCCCACTTGAACCACTTTCAATAGCTAAATCATGATTATGTGATGGTATTTCATCAATAGTTAAAGTATGTTCTTTTTCACCGTAGGTCTTACCTAATTGGTCTAAATTACTATCTGTTGGGTCAATACCTACAAGAGTTGTACCTTCAGAATTTGGTAAATTAAATGTTGTTGTTCCATCTCCTTCACCATATATTGTTCCTATTGTTTTGAATAGTTCTTTGTAATCAGTTCTTGAAATTTCTCTACCATCACATAATAACCAGTTATCAGGAATTGTTTCCCCTGCAAATGGATTAATGGCCCCTATTGGAAATGTATCGCTTGCAATTATGGAACCACCACCGGTTCCATTTTCTGCTATATTGTTTACTACCTCTTTTATTTCATTTATATTCTCTGCTGTTATTTTATTTTTTTCCGGAATATCTTTTAAAGTATTAATGGACTCTTTATCTTCAAACGTTATCTTGTTTTTTTTATTTTCTTCGTTCATCTTGTCCTCCTATCCTTACTCTTTGTTTTAAAGAATAAATTTTGTTTATTTCATAATTAGATAAATCAATAGTGCAATATACAATCTTTTCATCATTAGAAATAAATTCTAAATTAGTAGCTTTTTTACTTAAATAAAATGTTAATGTTAAAATATACTGATAATAAGGTGCAACTGGAGTTTCTATATCAAAAAATGACACTGTAGTTGTGCCATCTTCATAATTAATCCTATATTTATTTAATTTTGTGTTTTCATATTCTGCAGGATTATTAATTGCATAATTTAATTTATTTGAAGCGTTTTGGTTCAATATAGAATTGTCATTATTATTGTTAACAATTTCTATTAAATTAATAAAATTTAAATAAATGGTTTCGTAGATATTTTTTATAAACATTGTATCATTTGTTGTCAACAACAAATTAGTTTCACTAAATAACGATTTTTTTTGAATAGATATATCATTTAATAAATTATTAGGTATTTCTATCGTAGATATCGTGGTATTATCATTTAGTGTTTTATTATAAAGATTTCTTGCGAATATTGGAATATTATCATTATATATTACCCCATTATTAGGTATTAAAGCATTTATATTCTCATATGCCTCACCATTATAATTATTAGAGTTATAGACAAAAGATAAAGTATTCAAATTCTCACCATAGCTTTGGTTGTTATAATCGCTATCAATATATATATTGTAAAGATTATACTGATTATTTATATAAGTGTTTGTAAAAGGTAACAATAAATTAAAATTTTCTGTATCTATTTGTATGCTACTTCTTTGTTCCTCTGCTTTGTAATATATGGTTGACCCTATAATTATCCCAAAAAATATTTGTATTGCGTACTTATCAGGAATATACTTTGTTACAAAAATATTATTATTTACATTTTGCAAGTAGAAAAAAGATTGTACATATTCATCGCCGGGAGTTTTCCACCAACTAATTTGTTCTATTATGTTTAATGAATTACCTATTACTTTATATATCAAAGTTTCGTGACTTGTAAGGTTGCCGATAGCCAAATATACATTATTTTCATTTACAGCTAACACTTGACTACCAGTCCAACTTATATCCCCAGTTAAATTAATTGATTTTAGATTTGTTATATTTCCGCTTTCGTCAATTTTATAAACTACATATTTGTTGTTTAGAATATCCAAACCATAAGCATAATATATATAATTGTCGTTTTCTTTATTGATCATTACTGTAAATTTTGACTGTGCATAGTATACGTTAGTGCCTATCGTATATGTATCCCAGTTGTTTTCAGAACCTACATTAATTTGAAATTTAACAACCTTTGTATATGTATTATTACTGTTATCATAACCCGTTACATAATACGTAGCTTCACCAGGCACTTTTTTAATAATGTCTTTTGTTGCTTGAGTAGTACAAAGTAAATTACTTGTAGATGGAATAATATAATCTTTTCTTAATTTAACAACATAATCTCCGCTTGTTAAACCACTAGCAAAGATATTATTTAATAATAAAATTCTTAATGTACTGTTATCTCTCGACAACCCATACATCTCCCCGTTTTCATCAATTTGAATTGAAATAATATTAAACAAATCACTACCAGTTGCAAATGTTTGAATTACTTGTATTAATTCCATTTGCTGATTAAATATGCTAATAAATGTTTTTGAATTACCTAAATCAATTCCATATAATAAATTTTTGTTATCATTGTTTGAAGATACGCCACCTCTTATTACTACGTTTTTAAGTTCTGTTTCTAATTTTTCAGCTATTTGTTGTCTCATACTTTTATTAACTATTTTATAATCGCCAAATCGTATTACGTCATTCCCTATATTTTTTTCTAAATTACCAATTAGATATTTTAATAATGTATTTTCATAATTCATAAATGTCCCTCCTATTTTGTAAAAGGAGCTTCTAACACACAGTCTAATATATTATCAGCTTCTATTTCTTCAATTACTAAATTATCAAATATAATCAACGCAGTGTTTTCTATATCTATATTTCTGGAAATAAATTCGCCTTGTGCAATATTACCATTAGCTTTAGCCCTTTGATTATCAAAATAATTTAATTCATTTTCTGTATCAAAGGAGTTAGTTAAAACATAATCGTATGTGACTTGTATGAAATCACCACTTTGTTTTATATTAGTAGTTTTAGATTTTACTAGATACTCGCCCTTTAAATCTTCTATTGGCCCATTAAATTGATATTTGCCACCAATAATTAAAAAGTCTGTATCCGAAGTAATATTAAGACTTATTTCTGCTACACCTTTATATTTAATGTAACTTTTCCCTACGGCCACTAATTCTTTATTATCAGTTACATCATTTCTATTTTCATAACGAGAAATAACACCATTCCTGCCTAAATTTTTATTAACTCTAGATATTTCAGGATAGTTATAGGCAATCTCCCTACCATTAACTATTGCTATATAATTTATAACAATTATCGTTGCCGTTGGATAGATTTCTTCTGATTCTAATGTATTACTAGAAGGTTCATAACAAAAATCTCCGGTTATACCGAATTCCTTTTCATTTTTTGTAACAAAAGAAGCCTCATCACCATTAATGGTGATGGAATTTATTCTACCTATCTTTTGTTCAGTTATAAAAGTATTATCGTATCCGTTTGCAAATAATGTCTCATTTGTATTTATATCTGCATATACTTCATCTGACTTAATTATTTGTTTATTTCTATAATCATTTGTAGAATAATCATAAGTTAAATTACGTATTTTATTATTTCGGAAATATTCTTGGGTTGTTTCTATTGTTCCTTGAGTTTCAAATTCTGCTGGATCATAAAAATCAATAGCTGTTGTATTTTCATCTATCATTCGTGTCCCCCAGCGAGTACCACTTATCTGTGATAAATATTGAAACACATCATAAGGGGCCTTATCTAATGTAGAATATGCTCCTATGATTGTATTTGCTTCTTTAGGTATTATAATTCTACCAGGTACAAAACCATAATCTTTTACACTATCAGTAACCATATTAATAGCTTCTTCTACTGTTTTATTAACAATAACATATTCTAACGTTTCTCCTTCACTTAATAAAGTAGAAGGATCTAATATTTGCAAACTACAATAATGTGGTTTAAATGGATTTAACTCCATATCAGCGGAGTTTTTTACTATACCAGCGAAATATAATTCGTTGTCTCTATAAATTATGCATCTTGTATAATCTTTTGGATAATAGTAATCGGTTAATATTTTATTAGTACCTTTCCAACTTTTAGGAAATACTTTATATAGTTCAATAGATGAAGGGTTCATGAATTCTTCTTTTATTTGAAAATCAGATTCACAAACCACTTCTTCATCATCAATAAAAATTTGAAACACTATTTACCACCACCATAATTGTATGAATTTTTTGAGCCACCAGCGAATGTTTTTATATCGTTAACAAATGCCTTACCAAATTTATTAACATCCATATTAGCATCAACATTAACATATACTACTTGATTAGAATTTCCATATCCGCCAATAGCTGGATTGTATTTTTTAGGTACTACTGCCTCTCCTTTATGAAGATAGGCAAGGCCATCACCTTGAACATAGTTAGTACCAACATTTAATTTTGGTATCATTTTAAAATTGATACCTTTGCCACCAAGACCAGGAACCCAATCAGGCACTTTTATCTTATTCATAGCTTTTAATACGTTATTGATTATTCCAATAACACCATTAATTGGCGCTTTTATTATCCCCGCTACTGCACTAAAAATATTACTGATAAAACTTTTAACATTATTAAATACATTTTTTACCACAGTAGCTACATTATTAAATGCTGTCTTAATTTTTGTAACCACATTTGTAATTACATTCAAAATTCCATTCCAAACTGATGAGAAAAAATTAGATATAGGAAGTAATACGTTTGTATATATCCAGTTAGCAATTGTACTAAAAACTGATATAACACCATTTATAAAACCTGTAACCACATTATATATTGCTGTAAATACCGTAGAAAAGAAAGTGAATATAGGAGATAAAACATTGTCATATATCCAACTTGCAATCGTACCAATAAATGAAGTAATCGCGTTAACGACTGTCATTACTACATTGTATATAGCTTCTAAAACCATAGCGACTATTGCAACATATAATAAAATACAATTTTTTATAAAATCAAAAAATGGACTAACAAAATTTAAAATATTTTGAATTACTCCACTAATAAATGTAACAACATTTGTAAAAATAGTGCTTATAGTGTTCCATAGATTTTGTAAGAAACCAACTACTGCACCTACTACAGCATTTACTATATTTCTGAAACCTTCACATTTATTATAAAGTGTAACAAATATTCCAATTAAGGCTACAATGGCAGTAATAATCCAGCCAATTGGTCCCATTGCAACAAAGACAGCTTTTATACCACCAGCTAATAATTTCAAAATGGTTACTCCGCCTTTTAAGACATTAAATACGGTACTACCTATTTTAGAAAAGGATTTTAATATTAAGCCTCCTGCTGTAAAGCTCTTGCCAAATGCTGAATGTTGTTTTGTAAGTGTAGTAATTATAGAGCTAACACCTTTAAAACCTTTACCTAGTGTTGCAAGAACAGGTCCTGCAACTGCTAATTTTACTATGGTTTTAACGATAGTTTCAAATAATTTTGGATGTTCTTCAGCAAGAGTAGCTATTCTATTTAATTTATCAGCAAACTCTTGAAACATAGGGCCAATAGCACTTGTAATAGGTCCCATGATTGCAGGTAAACGACCCATTGCATTACCAATAGCGTTAACTGCTTCTATCATTTCTGGTTTATTTTCAAATGCATCCCACATTTGAACTGACATATTTCTGAATGAAGATTTTAAACTATCTAAAGCTCCAGTTAAAGTTCCACTTTTTAATGATTGTGCCATTCCAGCCATTCCTTGATGGAATTGGCCTGCATAAGTATAACCGTTTTCCATACCATCACATAGTATGTCTAAACCCTTTTCGGCTGGTACCATACCATTGGAAACCATGTCTTGCATTTCATCAGTAGTAACTTTATAATGTGCTGCTAAAATTTGAAGGCCATTTACACCACGTTCTGCAAGCATATTTAAGTCATCAGTTAATACTTTCCCTTTAGCTTGTACCTTACCAAATACTGTGGCTAGACTTTCTATATCTGCGCTAGTTCCACCAAAACCAGCTACTGCATTTGTAATAGCTTGTAAATATTTAGATGTTTTATCTGCACTTGTCCCCATACCAACAAGCGTTTTTCCTGCAGTCAAGAACGCTTCTTGTGAATATGTTGAAGCTTTGGCAATTGATAATAATGATTCGTACATTTTATCAGCTGCGTCTGCTCCACCAAGCATTTGTTTAAATACTCCCATTGAACTTTCTTTTAATTTTACGAAATCAACAGCAGTCTTTAAAGTTGCAACACCCAAACCTGTAACTGGAACTGTAACAAATTTAGTTAAATCTCCGCCAACTTTTGAAAGCCCAGATCCAATAGTACCAAATGCAGATGAAACATTAGAAGAAACTGTTTTAGCTTTTGTTTGGACACTATTTAATTCATTGCCTAGACTTTTAATGCTAGCTTGACCAGTTTTGGTATCAACTGTTACTTGAAATTTAACTTCAGCATCAGCGCCAAATAATTGAATATTTAAAGGTATTAAATTTAAGTTTTCATGCTTTATTCTTCACCTTACTTTCCATATAACCCCACATTTTTTCAAAACCATTAACACTATTTTCGTGTGGAAGTGCGTATTGTCTTTTCATTTGAGTATAAAATTTATGTTGATTACTTTCTTGTGTTTTCGGATTACTTGGTGGCTTCTTATAAGTCCTATAACCTAATACGGTTGATATAGTACTTTTTTCATCTAGAAAAAATCCTTCTAATAAAGCATTAAATTCCCACCAACTAATTTCATCGGTATTTAGGTTAATCCCTATCCTCATGAAATCACAAAAATAATATTTATAATCATAATTTAAATCAAATACTTTTTCACTTTGTTTTTTATTTTGTGTTTCAAATATATACAATGATATTTCATTTAATAACTGTTCTTTATTTATATCATCATCGCAATCATATACACCTAATAATTGAAGACATTTATTAATTTTATCTTCTGTATCAGATGAAAATAGTTCAAACAATTTTATAACATTGTGGAATGTTATATTTAATTTATATTTTTTATCATCTATAACTAATAGATCTATTTCATTCCAGCCTTGCGAAGGTTTGAAGTCATAGTATTTGCTAGGTTTAAACGCTTGTCCACGAAGCGTTGAAAGAAAAAACTATATACTTGCTCTGTCATTTCATCATAGTAAGCTTTTCCAACCTTTTCTTTAAATGGTTGTAAATGTTCTTTATAAACCATTTGTTCAAATTTATTTTGTGTTTCTTCATTTTCTTTTTGAATTTCTTTTTCTAATGCTGTAAGTTCATCATACTTTTCTTCTTTTTCTAATTTTCGCATATTGCGGACTTTTTCTTGAGCTTTGTCATCAAACATTAATTCTTTTAATTTTAACAATTCATCACCAGTCATTTGAATTTTAAATTTATATAATTCATTGCCTTGTTCATCATTTACTAAAACTTCTTCTTCTACTTCATATTCTTTTTTTGTTAATTTTAACATTTATTTCCCTCTTTCTATAAAAAAATAAAGGGTAGACTAGATGCCTACCCTTCTACTGCTGTATAATCACTTTCTACAAAAGTAGAATTATCATATACTTTTAAATCAAAATCTATTTGTAAAACTTCTTCTGCACTTGCTTCATAAGTAATATTACTTAATGTTGCAGTAAAATCTATTTGCTTACCTTTTTCTCCTTTTAAAAGGTTAACAATTCTGCATTTAGTAGTTGCTTCTGCTCCGACAGCATATTCTTTTGATAAGATATATTGGCAAACTGCACTTGTTTTATCTAATTTAACAGATGTTGACCATGTTGGGTCTAGCCCTGTTTTTACATTATTTGATAAAACACTATATAAATCTTGCCAAGTGTCTAATGTTTCACCTTGATCATAACTTAAGCTTAAATTGATAACTTCTTCAAATTGAGATGTATCATTTTCGCTAATATCAAATAATAATTTGAATTTTTTTACTGAACTTTCGTACTTTCTTCATTCCTCCATTCAACCTTACATTGACAATTTATATTGTAATGTATTCTTTGATTTTCATCTCTAAAAGCATAATTTGGGGTTTGGCATGAAATTAAAATTATCCTTGTATCATTTAATACAATATTTTCTTTCATATGTAATTGGTTAAAAATATCATCAGCTATTTTTCTTGTTTCTTTATCGTTAGAAGTACCTCTAATAAGTATATAAAATGAAATATTACTATAAAGAATATTTTTGGATAAAGAGTTTTGGTTATTCCCTACCCCTAAAGATACGGAACTGCATATTTCATCAGTTTGTGGCAAATCAGGAGAATAACACTTATAACCAGCTTTTTCAATTTCAGTTCTTAGTAATGTAATCAAATCACTTGTATTCATATTATCACTCCTTCTTTGCCTTGTTACTTTGGTTAACCACTATCTGTTTATAATCATCGCTGTACTTATCTATCGTTTTATCAAACCAATGTGCTTCGGCTCGCGGATTACCTGCACCAGCTTTACCACCTTCGTAATATCTTCTGCGAACATAAGGTGTTCTTTCTACTATAATACCATTTTTAAAATCACTGTTTAATTCACCTGATTTATACATATCCCCACTATCTCTATATGTAAATTCATTTGAATCCTTATATACTTGTTCAGCAATAACTGGTATTGAATTATTGCCAGCTTTATTTATTACATCAGATAACCAATTAGTAGCATCTTTTGAATTATTAAAAGTTTTCATTTTAATAATATTTCATAGTGGTGTGGTGTATCTTTTGTATGATACAAAACATCTGGATTAGCCATCCTATATTCCCTATTATGGAATATAATTATACTATTTTCAACAGGTTTACTTTCCAAACCATTTGAATTAGTAAAATCGTAAAACATTTTGGCATTTCCAACAATTTCACGACCATTAGAAGTTATTTTTAGTTGTGTTTTTTCTTCTATTTTAATAAAAGAAAGAGGAGTTTCCTCTCCCCATTCATCACCTTCACCATTATTACCTAAATATTCTTTATAAATGGCATTATGTGGAAGTAATCTCTTCGGAATTGGTTTCAAGCTTTTTCTCTTCCTTTTTTGGTTTATTAGTTTTAATAATCTTCCAACCTGCCATTTTATACCACTTTAACGCACCTTCTGGCACTTCTTTAGTAATAGCACCTAATTTTACCTTAACCATATTAAACACCTCCTAAACCGCAGTACAAAAGCCCACAATTAAGTAATATATCGTGGGCTACTGGGCTAATTATATTTATACTTTTAGAATTATCATTATTTTGATTAGAACTACCTTCACTATAAGAGCCTAATGTATAACTGCCTGTCCCTGCATAGTCAATTAAATCACCGTTTAATTCAAGGTAATGTATTTGTTCCATTATCGCTTTTTTAAAATCTTTGTAGACTAAATCTTCTTTTTGTGGAATATTAACAGTCATAATTGACCTTAATTCATTGATAGATAAATATTCTAATCTTTTAAAATTAGTAGGAGCAGTATCTACTCCAAAATATTCCTTGTATTCTGTTTCATTAACCATCCAATACCACTCCTTTATTTATTACGCACCTGCTTTTGTTTTAACAATTACTGCTTCTTCGTTAGTTATAGTATCTTCATAAACCATACGACCTTGTAAAGCGCTTGCTCCAATATGAGAACCATCTTTTAAATCGTTGATTGTTGGTGCTACTTTCCACTCATCAATTGCTTGAGCCCAATCTACACCATATAAGATATATTCAACAGTATTTCCTTCTTCTGTTGTCCCTAAATCTTGAACGATAACTTTAACACCATTAATTTTATTAACTACACCTTCGCGTGCTAATTCTGCACCAATTTGGCTGGCAGTATTAGAATATTTTTCATCAGTTAATAATAATGTTTCAGTAGCATAATCAATAGCTACATACATTCTATTTTTGTCTACGCCTTTTTTAGCTAAAATAGCAATATCTTTTACGATGTTTGCGTAAACATTTTCAGCTGTACAGTCTTCTTGTGTTGAAGCTGTTCCACCTAATAGTGCATCGATTGCGTTTGCTTCTAAAGTTTTAGCAATAGAATATGCTCCACTCTCTAATCTTTGAGCAGTTAAATTATCAGGTACTGCTGATGCCTCATATCCATCAATCAATTCATTAATTGCTTTATGTTTACTAATTAAAATATCTTTATAGTTAGTAGCACTTTGTGATAAAGCTGTACCATTTTTAACATCATAATCTGATACTTCTACTTCCATATTTCTTACTGGTACTTTTACTGCTCCTGCTGTTGGAGTACCTTCATAATCTCTTGAAAAAGTATTTCTAATTTTTAAACTTGGTCTCATTAATTTAACGATTGCATTTGCATAACGTTCTTGTCTCTCATGAGTTCCACCTGTAATTGCGTTTGCCTTTAATCATCATCTCCTTCTCTTTCTTTAAAAGGCTTCTGGGTGTTTTGCTTTTAAAATAGCCATAACACCATCATCTTCGCTATTATTATTTTTTTGAACTGGTACACCTGTTGTTTTTGGTGTTTCCACAGTTTCTTTTGTTTGAAGATATTGAGGATTTTCTTTTAAGTAATCCTTTAGGTTATCTTCAAATTCACCTTCCATTTGCAAAACTTCACTTAATACGAATTTTTGGAATTTAGAATCTACACTAGCATTTGCAACTACTTGCATATTTTCCAATTCTGTAATTCTATTTTTAAGTTTTTCGTTTTCTACTAATACTTCGGATTGCTTTTCTGCTTCCGTTTTTTGACTTTCTTTCCACTCGTTATATTTTTTTAATTCTTCTTTATTGGGAACGCCTTTTGTTTTTCTAGCTATTTCCTTTTCTAAAGCTTTTTTAAAATCTTCTTGTGTAAAAGTCTTTTCCACTTTTTCTTCTGCTGTTTGCGTTTCAGTATTTTCAGTAGTTTCAACATTTTTAGTTTCTTCTACATTTTGAACATTTTCTTGTTCCATATTTTCTCCCTTCTTTTAAGTCTTTAAGTTGGACTTACACCATTCTTTATTGTCTTTATGTTGGACATATTTGGCGCCTACTAATTAAGGCATATAATGGTCGGAGTAACAAGATTTGAACTTGTGGCCTCTAGTTCCCAAAACTAGCGTTCTACCAAACTGAACTACACTCCGAT